CCGGACAAAGTGCCAAGACCAACTTCCCATTGTCCAGTGTTTGTATTTACGCATGAGTAGTACGTAGTATTACCAACGCTGATACCAGCATTGAATGTTTGATAATCTTGTACCGCTCCACCAAGAGTAAAAGAACCCGTACCAGTGGTGGTAGTGGTTTCTAATACTCGGTCGTTAAGGACTAATGCCATTTTTGGCTCCTATTAGGCAATGCGGATGACAGCGTTTGATGCATCGTTTGCAGGAAACACAATTGTGAATGCGCTTGCATTTGAAGACTTATCGCTGCCAAAATCAAAAATAGCAACAGCATTTTTACCAGCCAACGTATTGTTATAAATCATCGCACCACGAGCAGTGATGGTTGAGTTAGCCCAAGTGGTGTTGGAGAATGAGATGTATGCGGTTGTGCCGCTTGATGTTGGGTTTTGTGAAATTGTCAACGCCTGTCCACCAGCCGTGTAATTTGTACCAACAACTTCACCGGAAGAGGTGTAGGCAGTTGTGGTTGCACTAAGGTTTGCAGACGATGTATACAACGCCATGTAATAGGTGTTTGGTCCACCACTTGAAGTGCTGAAATTTTGCTGTGCGCTTAAAATATCAACTTTAAAGCTAGTGGGTAAACATTGAGTGATTGCCATAAAAAATCTCCGTTAATTAACTGGTGTGCTTGCTTGACCATTACGGTAGGCATCTCGCCTATCCATACCATCACCCAAACGTTTCAATTGAGCTAATGCCTCGTTATACCTATTTTGGTAATTCGTAATCACATCCGCTTCACCCTTCATAAAAGTATACGCTTCTAAGAGGGAGCCGTATAGGAGAACGGTCTCGAAATTATCTCCGAGCCACGATGTTCCTGCGGTGGTAATTGATTCTGGGTAATAGTAGTAATGGAGTTCGACCGAATAGTTTGCATCAGGACTTGGTCCGACAATAACCGATAGGTCATATGGTGTTTCTGTTGGTGCGCTGGAATCTTGTCCAAATAAAGCGTAATACAGGGGTAAACCGCTATACGTTGGATCGCCATAAGCCTCACGAATAAAACTCACATCTTTTGGCAACAAAAACTTTTGAGGGCTTAGTGCAACGCTAACCGATGTGCTGGTAAGAACAGCCAATGAATACACAGCCAAAAAGTCAGGCGGTAGACTTAGGTAGTGTTTACCCGAAGTTAGGCTACCCCATACATTCTTTTTAAACTGAGGCATCTGAACAGAGTTATAGATGCGAATCTCTGCATTCTTGATGAATGTATTGGTTTGCTGAGACGAAGTCATTCCCACGGTATCAGGGAACGAATTCTCTGTATACCCTTGAATTGCGGAAACAAGCTGCGTGTAATTCATTGCTTACGCCATTGGTCCACGAGCCATCCGCCCCTTGGTTGCAGCGCCGCTACCACGTACTTCAATGCCTGTTGTCTTGACATCATCGGCAGCAGGATCGCCAGCACTGACGCGCATAGCGCCTGTACGAGGACCCATTTGTTTAGCGTTCAAAGTATTTGGGTCTTTACCTTCACCCACACGGAAAACATCCGTAGTAGAAGGCTGCGGCCCACCAACTCGTGTAGTTACCATCTTCTCACCATAGGTAAGAGGACGGCCTTCCTTCACGGGGTTGTGGTGAGGCTTGGCATAGAAAGCGGCATCACCGACTTCTTTGCCCATCATTTTTTTGCTAAATCCCATATTAACCTCCGCGACCAGAACGCTTCTGATTCATTGCACGAGCCATGTTACGACCCATAGCTCTCATTGCCATTCCAGTAACGCCATGCTTGGCTTTACCGCCGTTTTGTATCTTGTCAATAGGACCACTATCGCCCAAGTTTTTGCCAACTGTTTTACCTTTTTTAGCCACGCCATCAAATGTTGCCATGATTTTCTCCTAAATAACCTGTACTGTAACGCTGTTTAAACTAGTTTGTGCAATTAAATCGTTGGGAGTCAACCCGCTATCCGCTCCTCTTGCACCACCAACTGGATTCCAACCCCACTGAAACACTCGGCTTCCCCCTTCGGGTACACCATTTGCATCTGGGCTGGTTCCATTTCCAACAACCAATTGAAGGCCGTTTAAACCAGATGAGTAATAACTCAGGTCCGGTCTTGGATTGCGAATGCCTTGCGGGTCATTCACTGGATACATACCCAATTGCAACTGCGGTTGATCAGGTTCCCAGCATTCTGGACATACCAAAATGTTGGTTAACTTGGTCTTGATCGTCAGCTTCTTCAACTGCTTCAACATATACCTTTGACCACAACGGTCGCATTCCGCTATGGCATATTTGCCAGAAGCAAAACGATTAGGCATACATCAAATTCCTTGGAACGTACCTATCAGGCGCTTTGTCTCGATCTTCGGTTGAGGCAAGCGTCCACTGTTCTTCATACTCATTTTTCAAGAAATCACGAACATTCATTGCTTGTGGAATCTTTTGAGCCAAATAAAAAGCCAATCCAGCCACCATACAAGGGATGAATCTGAATGGAATATCTTGGTATGTAGCACCACTCTCACCCGTATCTTGGATACGACGTAAACGATAGTACACAAATATGTAAGGTCCGCCACCATCACCTGTAGGGTAAACGTTGATGGAAGGTAGGTTTTGAGACGTAATTGCAGCGGCAGTCAAATGTGAGGTGGCTGTGGTTCCGTTTTGACCACGAGCGCAATTAATCAATTGATTTCCATCTACAGATTGATAGTAAATAGTCTCAGCATCAATTTGAATAAAACCATTTGTGGCTAATTCAGAGATGTTGTTTACTGTGATGGTTGTGTCTACAGCAGAAATCCCACCATTTAAAGTTGCAGTTGTTGCGTTTGACTGACCAGATTGGCGGTTAATCCAAACCTGAATTGGACGACCTTGCGCCAATTTGTTTGGAATGGTCATGTAAGTTGACTCAGAGATTCTGGAGATATTAATATCCGACTGTTGAGGCGTACCATTTCCCGTACGTGTGACCATGTCTAGAAGGTCGATTGTGTCCACTGGAATTGGGTAAGAACCCTGTCCAGTGACGATAGGTATAAACCCTTGCTCAATAGTCCAAAGGTTAATTCCACGGTTTGACCACTCAATAGTCATAATGTTCAATGAACGGCGAGCAGTCCTCATGTCGTAACCAGTACGCATTTCCTGACCGCAACGCTCATATGCCTCTTCGACCAAGTTAACAAGGTCAAGATTGAAGGATGAGGAGCCGCTAGTTGTAGACATTATCTAAACCCTGCTGTTTTTTTGGCTATACCTTTTGGTTGTGCCACAAATTGTTTACCCGCCGCTTTACCAGCACGTTTTGCTTTGGTGGTTGCCGCATATTCTGCCGATGACAAAGATTTAATTGCCGCTTCTGGCAAATACCGCTCTCCTGTTTTAGAAGACGGTTTTCCTGATTTGGTACGCCATTTCTGGTCGCCCCAATCTTTTAAGGATTGCTGTGGCGCTTTCAATCTTTGTAACCTCCACCTGCTGCTTTGTATTTCTTGGCAACTAACTGAGCCTTACGTGCAGACCATTGTCCAGCACCTGTACCCTGAGTCGCTGCGGCTTTTACCTGAGACACAATCCTTTTTCTAAGGCTTGGTTTTGTGTAATTGCCAGCAGCATTTACCTTCCCGCCTTCAGCATATTCTGTAAAGTCGGTATTGTCCCTACGAGACTTGCGTTTCGGAGTGGGCATTTTGGAGGGGAGAATATCTCCCATACCGCGACTTGGTCTCATTTTTTGCTCTTGTACATTCCACCGCTACACATAACCATAGTGCCTTTGGTTTTGCCACGAATAGCAATACCATCGCCACGGCGTGAAGCAGAACTTACAGAACCACCTTTGGCAAACTTAACCGTAATAGCTTTATCACCACGTTTTTGGGCAGCTTTTACAGCGGCAGATGCGCTTGGGTAGTTTTTAAGGTTTTTATCAACCTTGCCACCTTTTTTGTATCCAACAGCGCCGCCATTAGTTACATAGTCAGGTATCTGACCGCTTGTACGTTCTTTTGCTTTGGCTGCTTTAGCCGCTGCCTTGCTGGTTGCATTCTCAACCTTTTGAATGGTTTCCATGCTTTTTGGTCCACCAGCCCATGCCATTGGATTTGTAACGGCTTCACGGCCTTTCTCAGCAACCTGAGCGCCTTTTGTAGCGGCCTCAGCACCTTTACGACCCATAGCCAATTCCACACCAATCTTGCCAAGACCACCACCAATAGGAGTCAAAGCAGCCATTGTGTTGCTGACGTTGCGGGTGAAATCGTTACCTGTAACAGCATTTGGTCCGCGATCAGAATTCATGTCCATTGGCTTTGCGCCAGTAGCACGATTCAACTCAGCCATAGATTCTGCCGCCGTCATTTTTCTTTGAGAAGCTGGGGCAGCGGCTGAACTTGCAGATGGCTTTGATGTTGTTCCAACGTTTAAACGAGGTCTTGGAGCAGGGGCTTCATCACGCATAGCCTTGAGCATGGTATCGCCTCTGGCTTCATTAGCTATCGCTTGTGACTCTTCAGAGTTGTTTACCGCCTCTTCTGAGTTACCTTCCATACGAAGTTGCGCTGGCGTTTTGCCGGGATTTGCGTCCCTTACAGGCGCTTTATCTGGCACAGCCCTACGCATACGAGCCAAGATATATGGGTCGGTGCGATCTGCACCACCAAGCCATTTCTCTTGTTCTGGACTAAATCCGCCTTCAGCAAAGCGTTTAACTTTGCCATCAGATTTAAATTTAGTAGGTCTGTTTGCCATGATTAACAACCTTGCATCTTGATGTTGCGACCTTTGGTAAAGCCCTTGGTTTGAACCGTATGCTCACCTTTTCCGCGATTGCCGCCAGAAATAACTTTACTGCCCATAGATGAAATAATTTCTCCACCTTTGGCGTATTTTTTCATCATTTGTTTTTTGTCCATAGCTTCTTCAGCTTTAGAACCTTCCTTCATGCCCTTCATTTCAACGTCTTTTTTGGACATTTCAAATGGCATTCCGCCTTTTTTTAATTTCAATTTAGTTCCCATGCCACCTTTATGCTCCTGCATATCGTGCTGTTTAAACGCTTTTTTTATCATGGCTTTGTCTTGAGAGATATCGGATTTACCGCCCTCCATCATTTTTCCGGACATTTTTTTCATAGCAGTACCGCCCTCTTTGAATTTTTTACCTTTGTCGGCTTTGGAAAACTCCATACCAACGGATTGTGGAATTCCTAC